ACGCAGTATTGTCGGCATGTAGTCGCCGCCCGCAGGGTTGCTCAGTTAATAGCAAGGGCCGAAAAATCTAAGCAACTGGACGTAGATGAATATGACAAGCTGCTAAAAATGCAGGAGCGCGAGGGGCGGGCTATGTCGTCACTTGCCACACGTATGAGGATCACGCAGCAGGCAACAGTAAGAGCGGAATCCGCAAAGAAGCCGTCTCAGGTATCTGCGCCGTGGGAGGATGATTTTGATGACTAAGCCGCGTCTTACACGGGCTGAGCGCAACATCCGATGGCTTGAGCGTCATATCAGGATACCGGAAGGTCGTTTCGTTGGGCAGCCGTTGAAGTTGGCTGACTTTATGAAAGATGACTTACGGGCTATTTATGATAACCCTAACGGGACTCGGCGTGCAATAATCAGTAGGGGCAGAAAAAATGCCAAGACTACTGAATCTGCCATGATTCTTCTTTTGCATTTGTGCGGGCCAGAAGCTAAGCGCAATAGTCAGTTGTACAGTGCGGCGCAATCACGAGAGCAAGCTGCAATCTTGTTTGAGTTGGCGGCAAAAATGATCCGCATGTCGCCACGGCTGTCCGCATACGCAGAGCCGAAGGACAGCGGTAAGAGGATAGTTTGCCCAGAATTGGGCACCGTGTATAAGGCGCTGTCGGCTGATGCTTCCACAGCTTATGGCCTTTCTCCAGTTCTGGTTATTCATGATGAACTAGGTCAGGTGAAGGGTCCGCGATCGCCTTTATATGACGCGATGGAAACGGCCACCGCCGCACAAGAAAATCCGCTGTCGATCATTATATCAACGCAGGCACCTACTGATGCCGACCTTCTGTCCGTTCTGATTGATGACGCGACGAAGGGGCGTGACCCTAGAACCATTCTTAGGTTCCAGACTGCTCCAGTAGATGTTGAGACTTTTTCCGCTGAGGCTGTAAGGGCGGCTAATCCTGCCTTCGATATATTCATGAATCAGGAAGAAGTCCTGAGCATGATGGAAGATGCTAGAAATATGCCAGCTAGGCAGGCTGAGTTTGAGAACTTGGTTCTTAATCGTCGGGTGGAGATGTCGAATCCATTTGTATCTAGAAAGATATGGATGGAAAACGCGGCAGAGCCGAACCGTGATTTCACCAAACGGCCAGTTTATGGCGGCCTTGACCTATCAGAAACTACAGATTTGACAGCGCTGGTTCTGATTGCCCCTGAAACGCTGGACGGCACTGTGGTATGGGATGTTCGCCCTCACTTTTGGTTACCGGGTGTAGGTCTGGATGTAAAATCCAGACTGGACAGGGTTGAATATGATGTATGGGCGCGCGATGGCTTTCTAGACGCCGTAGATGGGAAAAATCTATCGAATATGAATTTGTTGCCGACTACCTTAGAGAGGTTTGCGACGATTACGATGTTCGGAAGATAGCATTCGATAGGGCGTATTTTAAGCACTTAAGGCCTTGGCTCGTCAAAAAGGGCTTCACAGAAGAAGAAATTGACCAGAAATTTGTAGAATTTGGGCAGGGGTTTGTTTCTATGTCACCCGCGCTCATGACTACCGAAACCATGCTGCTGAATAATCGCGTGCGTCACGGCAATCATCCTGTGCTGACTATGTGCGCAGGTAATGCGGTTGTCAAAAAAGATGACGCAGGGAATCGCAAGCTTACCAAGGCGGGAAGTCGCGGACGTATTGACGGTATGGTCAGTCTGGTGATGGCCCTCGCTGTTGCTGAGCAGGACTTGCCAGAAGTAGCCGAACCCAAATTCCAAATGTACGTCTTCGGCTAGTCCAAGCCGCGTAAGGAAAACACACATATGAACAGAGCTTATAGCTTGCTGACCGTTAAGTCGGTCAGCGAGGACGAGCGCGTTATCCGCGGCATTGCGACCACGCCAAGCCCTGACCGGGTCGGCGACATTGTTGAGCCGTTGGGCGTGAAATTCACAAACCCGATGCCGTTGCTGCATCAGCACGACCACGACAAGCCGGTTGGCACCGTTGAGTTCGACAAGCCGACGAAAAACGGGATTACCTTTGAGGCTCGGTTGCCGGTTATCGATGAACCGGGTCCGCTGAAAGACCGCGTTGACACTGCATGGGCGGAGGTCAAGGCGGGACTGGTCAGGGCGGTCAGCATCGGATTCAGGCCACTAGATGGCGAATATGAAATTCTAAAGACGGGCGGACTGAGGTTTCTGAAAACCGAAGTTCTGGAGCTTTCGCTTGTGACCATTCCGGCGCAGGCGGATGCGACGATTACTTCCGTCAAAAAGTTTGATGCCGAACAGCGCGCCGCGTCTGGCCATGAGGTTTCGGATCAAGAACCCGGCGTTTCGGGGAGTAAATCCGCTGACAAAGCGGGCACAACCAAGGGTGAACTGGCTGCACACAAGAAGCAGACCTGCGCCCGTACTTCAATAAATCTAACCCCGAAGGGTGATCATACAATGGCATCTCTTGCTGAGCAGATTGCTGCTCTAGAGGCGAAGCGCGCCGCCAATACTGCGCGTATGGAAGAAGTTATGCAGAAGTCGGCGGACGAGGGCCGTTCGACTGACGAGGCCGAGCAGGAAGAGTTCGACAGCCTTGACGCCGAAATCAAGTCGATCGACGGTGATATCGTTCGCCTGCGCAATCTGGAAAAGGCCAAGCTGGCAACCGCTAAGGCCGTGAAGGACGTGGACACTGAAGACAAGGGCGCGCAGGTGCGTTCTGGAGTGTCTGTGAAGCCAGCTGAAAAGCTGGACAAGGGTATCGGATTTGCCCGGTATGCTCAGGTTCTGGCTGCGGCTAAGGGTGACATCACCCTCGCGAAGTCGATTGCCGAAAACCGCTTCTCCGGTGATGACCGCCTGAAGACGATCTTCAAGGCAGCGGTTGAGGCCGGCACTACGACTGACCCGGTTTGGGCCGGCGCGCTGGTTGCGCACAACGAACTGACTTCTGACTTCATCGACTATCTGCGCCCGGTCACTAGTAAAAGTAAAACACCGGCAAAAACACCCTATAAAATCAATAACATAGGCTCCCGAAAGGGGGACTATTCTACAGGAAAACATATTCGCGCTGTAGCATAATAAAATCAATTATTTAGCGAGATTTAGCGAGATTTAGCGGCTGCTCGTCGCGACATGGGCGCGACAAGAAAGGAACTACATGGATCAGGAAAAGGAAGGGGCTGACCTGCTCTATGGCGTCCCCTCAATCGCGACTTTCCTCCGTTTGAGTGAACACGCGGTTTATCATTTATCCCGTCGCCCTGACTGGCCGGGGTTCAAGATTGGCGGAAAGGTTTGCGCCCGGCGATCAGCCATCGACCAATGGATTGCCGACATGGAAGCGAAAGCAAGGATTGCATCATGATCAACATCGACCACGACCAAGCGGTGGTTTACGCCGACCTGTCTGCTGGCTGGTTGCGCTGGCTGGCGGAACGGCTTGACGACGATCTGGCGGAAGCCATCGAGTCCGAAGTGGACATGAAGAACACCAATTGGGTGGATGGCAAGCACATCAGGAAGCAACCGGATGATCCCGACTTTGAGCCGGTTGACGACACGGACTATGTGTCGATCAGCATGTCGATAAAGATGTGGCGCAAGGCCATTGAGAATGCGCGCAAGGTTGCCTTCCTCCTTGACGGCTTCAAGGAAGCAGCAAAGCAGTAACATGGCTCGCAAGTACGACATACCGGCGTGGCGTCAATTGCATCTCGTGAGGCTGGCGCTTCGCCATCCGAAGACGACCAAAGCCGACGTTGCCGTACTTGCCGAAATCATTCAGCGCTATCATGGCGCATACGGCAACGGGTGGGCCAGCCATGAGATGCTCATAGAAGACGCGGGCGTTTCCCGGCCTTCTGTTATCCGTGCCAAGCGCAAGCTGGAGCGGCTCGGTTTCGTGACCGTCCTCGCGCCTGGCCGAAAGGGCAGGGCGACCGTCTACCTGCCGAATTTTGACATGATCCACGAAAAGGGTATCACGCTTGATACCGAAAAAAGGGTATCACGCCTGATACCGAATATGACGAATTAGGTATCACGCTTGATACCGAAAAGGCCGAATTGGGTATCAAGGATGATACCCCCTCCTATCTACATGTACCGGCCTACAAGGCCGATGTACATGAAAGATATATTGACCCTTCGCTGCCGCCGGGGGCGTCTTTAGCCGCCCCGTCTGGCGCGCAGGGGAGGGAGGAAGCAAACTCCTTCGACGCGCTTTGGAAAGCCTATGGCTATCGACGCGGACGGGCAGACGCTCGCAAGGCTTATGCAACCCTTGCCCCGTCTGAGGGCGATCATGCCGACATTGTAGCGGCTGCCGAAGCGTGGCGGGAATCGTGGGCGAGACAGAACAAGCCGGACGCGCCCCGGTTCACGCTGGCGAAGTGGCTGGAACGCGAATGCTACTACGAAGACCCTCCGACCGGGTACAAGGCCAAGGAGCCGAAGAAGCCGAAATCGGAAAATTTGCCGGTTTCTACTGTCAGCCAGTCAGAACCAGCGCCTGCGCAGGAAGAGAATGGCGACGTCAGTATGTTCACGCCTGTCGGCACATTCGACGCGGAGATCACATGCGGCGATATGCAGGATGTCGGGCGGGAAACACAAGTCGATCTTAAACTTAGGCTGCGCGATGAGGTCGGCACTGTCGTCGGCACCACGACGCATACCTTCTACCCGCAGGCTTTTCACAAGCCATGGCAGGACGAGGGGCAAGCCATCCTAATCAGGTTGGCTGACGCAACCGGCATGCAAAGTATCGAAGACATAAGCGAGATCATCGGCAAGCGGGTTCGGGTGACGATCGATCCCCACCGCAAGATAACCTACCACACACAGCACGAGGCGAATTATGGCGAATGACCATTATGACGACATAGATGACGATCGCGGATGGAAGAGCGTGGACGCTGATAACGTGGCGCTACAGCCGCAGGCGCAGTCTGTTGCCGTGATCCCGCTCAAGCCGTTTGCCGCGATGCGCTCCGTCCCCGCCGACGGGTATACCAAACACCCGGCTACAGTCGTGGGACTGCGGTATGACACGGAAGAACAGGAATGGTTTTTTGTGTGCGTCATGGATGACGGTGACAGCGACATCTACGTGACGGAAGACAACACCGTAACAGCCGATCTATCCGCAATATCCTAATCCCAGATCGCCCGTAAGCCGCGTCTGGCAAATCGCGGGCTGATCCCCCGCCCGGTTGCTCCTCGTGGCCGGGCGGGCGTGGTTTTGTCACCTTTTCGGTGGCTGTAAGTTTGACTGGCATCATTGATCGGGCGATTGAAATTCGCGGGTTACTGGCTTCGGCCATACTGGCGATGTGCGACAGGTTGCGGGATCATCGCTATCCGCAGCGCCAGCCAATCCATATGGTTGTTTTCCCCATCCGCTTGGTAAGCGGTAGCAGCGCCCATCGTGGCGCTCACCCGCTCGCCGGCCGTTTCCTCCTCGTGGGCCGGCGAGCGGGTTTTAGCGCGCATAGACCAACTGGTAGAGTCACCAGACTTAAAATCTGCATAGTGCCGGTTCGAATCCGGCTGCGCGTACCAGTTCTCGGCCTTAGCCTAACGGTAGGGCAGCGCACTTTGAATGCGCGGGTATTGGTTCGAATCCAATAGGCCGATCCAGTTTCAAAAGGAACAATATGAATATCCTGTCCAAACTCACCGGGCGGTTGTCCGGCGGGCGCGAAGTCGTGCCCGAAACCAAATCAGGCACGTCGGTGCCCGAACCATGGCTTTCAGAGCTTTTCGGCGGCGGCATCGTCGCCGGCATTACTGCGCAGCAGGCATTGGAAGTACCAGCGGTGCAGGCCGCAATTCGCTTCATTTCTGAAGGCGTGGCCGCGCAATCGGTCGTGGTCAAGCGCCGCGTCGGCGGGCAGTCCGTTGACGTGCCGGAGCATCCCGTCAGCCTGCTTCTGAACGGGCAGGTGAATCCTTGGCTTTCCGGGTATGAGTTCATCCGCGACATCGTTGTCGAGGCGCTTTGCAATGACAGTGGCGGGTTCGGATGGGTAAATCGGGTCAGCGGTGAGCCGCGCGAGATCATCCATTACAATCCCGGTTCGTTCGGCGTGCAGTATTCCACGCGCGGAACCGGCGAGCCCACATACCGCTTGTCCGGACGTAAGGTTCCGCTGGGCGATGTGATCCATCTGCGGCGCTGGTCGCCGCGTTGCCCGCTGTCACAGGCGCGTAGTGCGATCGCTGCGGCGAAGCATCTTGAGCAGCACCTTGCCAACACCTTCGCGAACGGTGCCAAACCTGGAGGGGTGATCCAGTTAAAGCAGGACCTTGCCCCGGAGCAGGTCAGTAAAATCCGCGAGGCCTGGGTGCGAACTCATGGCGGCCCAGCGAATAGCGGCAAGCCTGCCGTGTTGTTCGACAACGCCGAGTGGAAGGAATTCGCACTCACTTCCACCGACTCCCAGATGCTCGAAAATCGGGTTTTCCAGAATCTGGAAATCTGTCGCGCGTTCGGCCTACCGCCGTCCATGTGCTATGAATTGGAGCGCGCGACATGGAGTAATGCGGAGCAGGCCGGTCGCGAGTTCGTGGTGTATACTTTGCAACCGTGGGTTCGAGCCGTTGAAGCTGCATTCAACAGGGCGCTTCTGACCGATACAGAGCGCGACGAATACTGCATCAAGTTCGACATCGATGATGTCACGCAGGCCGACCTGTCTGCCCGCGCCACCGCTATTTCTACACTCATTACTTCCCGCGTGCTCAATCCCAACGAGGCCCGCGAGTGGCTCGGGCTGGAACCGCGCGAGGGCGGCAACGAGTTTTCAAACCCGGCAATCGAGCCGGCCAAGGCGGGCAACACGCCCGCTGAAAAGCCGACTGCCATGGCAGTCAACCCCGACGAAAACAAGGAATAAAAATTGGTCAAAATTACAAGGCCATACAATGGCGAAGACCGAGTCTTCGCTGTTGTTGATCCACTGCTTTTTGAGCGGATACTGCCAACCCGCTCCATATACCAAATGCTACAGCGCTTTACCGAGGGCGTATGGACCATTGACGATGTTGCTGTCGTCATTAGCTACGCGCTTCACGGCCCAACTATTTCCCTTCAGCGCGAGTGGGATCTGACTAAGAGGTTTTTAGCGATAGGCGACGTTCGCGACTATCTCGCGAACAGGCAGCCTATGGGTATGCGCTATCACCCGCATCCTGCCGTAGTCGATGTCGTGACTACCGCCCCGGCCACTTACGCACCCATTGCCGCCGACCTCCTGACGGAACTGCTTTTCGGCCCCGGCAGTGCCGACGAAGCCTCGACAATTGACGGGGGCGACGATGCAAAAACTTGAGTTCAAGGCGGCTTTTACCGCCGACGAAACGGGCCGTGTGACCGGCAAGGCGTGGGACTTTTCCAGCCCTGACCGTGTCGGGGACGTGATCGAGCCTGCCGCGTTCGCGGGGGCCGTAGGCAAAACGCTGCCTATGCTCTTCGCGCACGATCAGGCGCAAGCAGTGGGTGTATGGGACGCAATCAGCGTCGAACCCGATGGGCTAGCTGTTTCTGGCAAGCTGCTTGTCGATGACGTCGCGCGTGCTCGTGAAGTCCGCGCGCTGCTAGTCGAAAAAGCTGTGACCGGCATTTCCGTCGGGTTCATCACCAAAAAAGTCGCACCCCGCGCCGGTGGTGGCAGAACAATCCAAAATCTCGACTTGGTGGAAATGAGCCTTGTCGCAGTACCCGCGCATCCGAACGCGCAAATTTCTCAAGTTAAGGAACTACCAATGACCAATACCGCTATCGATACTAAAGCCGTCACCGAAATCGTGGCCGCCGAAACCAAGGCTCTTAATGAGCGCATCGTCAAGCTTGAAACTGCCGCGAACCGGCTGGCCGCTGATAATGACGAAAAGACCTTCGACACGAAGGCGATCTCCGACTGGGCCAAGGACGGCAAGCTTGACGGCGTGGACGTGAAGACGCTCGTTGTCGGCACTCCATCCGCTGGCGGTTATACCGTGGCGCCTGAATATCGAACCGAGATCATCAAGCGCATCACGGAATTGAACCCAATTCGCCAGCTTGCCGGCGTGACCGCGACGAATACGAACAAGGTCTATTGGCCGGTACTCGCAACGGACGCTGAGGGTTCGTGGGTCGGTGAAACCGACACGCGCCCCGAATCCGAACCGACCTTCTCGCAGGTTTCTATCGACATCTTCGAGCATGGCCTGATCATTCCCGTGAGCCGCCAGCTACTTGAGGATAGCTTCGTAGACGTCGCGTCGCTCCTGTCCGAGCGCATTGCCGACGGCTTTGCAAAGGCGGAATCAACGGCGTTCCTTACCGGCTCCGGCACTGGCCAGCCGACTGGCGTTTTAGCAGCGCTGGCGGATTTTGAAGGCAAGACCGAAACCGCCGACATTCTGACCGATCTGGTGGATGTGTTCTATAGCCTGCCGTCGGCTTATGCGGCCCGTGGTTCGTGGCTGCTGTCGCGTCCGACTATCGCGGCAATCCGAAAGTCGGCTGACCTGTCCGATAACCGCAACGGCATCTGGTCGGACAGCATTGCAGTCGGAACGCCCGCCCGCTTGCTGGGCGCACCGGTTTATGAGGCTCCCGGCCTTGATACCTTCGGCGGCGCGTCTGCCGCTGGAGCATCGGCATTGTTCGGTGATTTCGCTTCGGGCTTCCGCATCGTTGACCGTGTCGGCCTTGACATCCTTCGCGACGACTTCACGGGCGCTGCGAACGGCATTGTGCGGTTCCATGCTCGCAAGCGCGTCGGCTCCGCCACGGTGCAGCCGGAAGCGATTGTCGCGCTGAAGAAGTCCGGTTCGTAATAAGAGAGAAAGGGCGGGCTTCGGCCCGCCCGTTTTCCCATGGCATCAAAAAACAAAATATGCCGATGTGGTCAGGTCGTGCCGTCCGGCACATGCCCATGCGCCGCCGCGGCCCGCAAGGTCCGCTTGAAGCAGAACGACGCCAAACGGCCATCATCGGGCGAACGCGGCTATGATGCAGACTGGAAGGCCGTTCGGCGTCAGTATCTAGCAGCGCATCCGTGGTGCAGTCATGAGGGATGTAGCGAGCGTGCTACCGACGTTGACCACATCATCCCCGTAAGGGACGCGCCGCATCTGCGGTTGCGCTGGTCGAATCTGCGCGGCCTTTGTCATGCGCATCATTCCAGCCGTACATTGGGCGAACAGTTGCGCCCTGAATACCTAGAGCGCGCACGGCCAAGCGACCTGCTGCGGTCACGAATACCATTGGTGATTGTCTGTGGTCCGCCCGGCTCCGGCAAGACGACGTACGTGCGCGAGCAGGCCGGCGAAGGTGATCTTATCATTGATCTTGATGTCATCAAGGCCGAGATGACGGGTGGACAGATGTACGACACTGACAACGCGTCACTGTCACGCGCTGCGCTGGATAAGCGCAACGACATGCTGCGCTCCCTTGCCAAGGATAGGACGCATCCGCGCTGCTGGTTCATTGTATCAGCACCGACCAAGGTCGAACGGAACTGGTGGCGAGACGTGCTGGGTGCGGAGCGTGTCGTGGTGATGGATGGGGACGCAGAGGAGTGCAAGCGGCGCATTCAGCGCGACGTCAGGCGCATCGGCCATCGCGAGAAGTTCATTCGGCTTGTCGATCAGTGGTTTGCACGTGCTGCGGTTGTAGGAACCTAATCCTATTCAATCAGACGGGGGTGGGTGTTCAATTTTATCGAACGACCCCCTACCGCGCTGTCCCTACCAGTGAACAATTTTATCAAATTGGAGTTTCCAATGATAGGAACGTTGTCCTATCTTGGCGCGAAAGGACACGTTTATGATCGCGACACTTGACGATTTTAAGTTGCATCTAGGCATTATTGCTGACGCCGACGACGACATGTTGACAGATAAGCTGGCGTCAGCGCAGTCACATCTTGAGCGCCGCATGGGATTCAAGATCGAGACGCGATACGGCGGCACCGATCAGGAGCCGATTCCCGATGACTTGAAAGAAGCGGTTCTATCGCTGGGCGCGCACTTCTACGAGAACCGCGAGGGTACGGTCGTCGGCATTTCGGCGCAGGATACGCCGCTTTCCGTCATTGAGATCATCCGTGCTTATCGCGATTGGTGGGATTAATGGCCAACGGCTGGAAGATAACTGGGGTTGATGACCTTGTCACTGCGCTGAATCGTATGCCGAAAGAGGTACGGGCGCAGTTAGATAAGTCGGTCAGGAAAGGTGCGGACGAGCTTGTCAAAGAGATGAAGGCCGCCGCGCCCGCTGTTACCGGCAAGCTGCGGGAGTCCATCCGGGTCGAGGAGGGAAAATACCCGCTCACCTATCGCGTGAAGGCAGGCGGCGCGCTCACTACCAAGCCAGTCCGCGATGGCGCAAAGGCGACGTATGACTATGCGCTGGCAACCGAATTTGGAACCGTCGAG